TAAAGAAGATTGGAAGTCACGCAAAAAAGAGTTCTTCGCAAATGGGCGGATTTGCAAAATCGTTCAATATGGTTAAACAGGCTCTGAAAGGTATGATTGTGTATCAGGGGTTGTCAAAAATCTTTGACGCTGTAAAAGAGGGTATGCAAAACCTTGCACAGGTTTCACCGCAGACAAACAAAAACCTGTCAATGCTTATGTCGGCTCTTACAAGATTGAAAAATGCCTTTGCAACGGCTTTTGCTCCGATTCTGAATGTGGTTGCACCTATTTTGACTGCATTTATCAATCTGCTGTCGAATGTTGCCGACAAAATTGCACAGCTTTTCTCTGCACTTGCAGGAAACAGCACATATACCAAGGCGATTACGGTTCAGCAGGATTATGCGGAAAGTATTAAGGACACCACCAAAGCTACAAAAGATAATACCAAAGCAAACGAAAAAAATCTTGCGGGTTATGACCGATTGAATGTTATGCAACAGGACAGTTCAAGTCAGAAGAGCAGTAAGAACGAGCTGTTACCTAAAGATATGTTCAAGACCGTTGCAATTTCTAATACGGTCAAGAAATTTGCCGATAAGCTTAGAAAATTGTTCAAGAAACAAAACTTCAAGGATATTGGAGAATTGATTGGTAACAAGCTAAACAAGGCTTTGGAAAGTATCGATTGGAAATCTATTAAAAAGACCTTTAAAGACTGGGCAAAGAATATCGCTGAATTTTTAAACGGTGCTATTTCAAGTATTAACTTTAAGCTTGTGGGTTCTACAATCGGAAATGGTTTAGAAACTGCATTTGAATTTGCATTTACTTTTCTGACCACATTTGATTGGGAAACATTCGGAAACCAATTAGCTAACGCACTTATTGGCTTTATAGAAAGTATCGACTGGTCTTTAGTCGGTGCAACTTTTGGAGCGGCACTTAATAGCATTATCTTACTCGGCTTTGGATTTGTTACTCAAATGAACGAGGAAGGCGGTTGGGAAGAACTTGGTAATTCAATTTCAGATATGGTGAATGGCTTCTTTGAACAGATAGATTGGACAAAAGCCGCAAAAGCTCTTTCAGACGGTGTAATTGGACTAATGCACACTATTTCTGTTGCCTTAGAAAACATTGATTGGGAACAAATAGGCAATGATGTAGGAACTTTCCTTTCAAATATTGATTGGGGTGGTATCATCGGTGGAGTGTTTGAAACAATCGGTGGTTTTGTAACTATGAAATATGGCATTATCACAGGTGTTCTCGAAGGTCTTGGATTTGCAGATTGGCTTGATGAACACTTAGGAACCGACATTAAAGGGTTTATTGATGATGTAAAAAGACTGCTGAAAGGACTTATCGTTTTTATCGAAGGTGTATTTACATTGGATTGGAAAAAAGCTTGGAGTGGCGTAACTATGAGTTTTAGCGGTGCAATGGACACTCTCAAAGAAATTGCAAGAGTAGGAATCAACGCAATAATTTGGGCATTGAATACCGTTTGGAGCTTTTTATATGCATTTTATGCAGCGGCTTCTAATATCGCAGGCTCATTTTTGAAAAACTTAGGTTGGTTTTTCGGACAAGACTGGGGTTGGGAAACTGATATGAATGCTCCAATGATTCCTTACCTTGATAAAGACTGGAACTGGGAAGCTCCTAAACTTGCCACAGGTACGGTTGTTCCGGCAAATTACGGTGAATTTCTTGCCGTACTCGGTGATAACAAGCGTGAGGCTGAGGTTGTTTCGCCGATTTCAACTATCAAACAGGCACTTATTGAGGCTATGGCAGAGATAGGCTCAACAGGTGACAGCGGTGACATTAATCTTACTGTAAATCTTGACGGCGAAGTGATTTTTAACAACATTGTAAAACGCAACAACGCAGTCAAAAAGCGTCACGGTGTCGGTGCGTTAGGTTAGGAGATGATGACATGGCAAATTTTAAAGGTTATTTAATAAGGTTCCCTAAGAGCGGTAAGCTGTTTCCGCACGAGCTTATTGCAAAGGATAACTACAACGGCACGCCACTCCAGAGAACCGAAATCAAGGCATACCGTGACAGCAACAATCTTCTGCACCGAACAACTTCGCCAAATTACAAGTCGAGAATTGAGTTTACAACCGTTGACGAACTCACCCTTGCACAAATGCAGTCGATTAGAAGTGCTTTGAATAGTTCGTGGGACAACTCTCAACAGCGTAAAATCCGTGTCGAGTATTGGGACGATGAACTTCTTACATATCGCACAATGACCGCCTATATGCCCGATATCACCTATCAGGTCAAGAAAATCACCAAAAACAACATCATATACAATGCCGTGACTTTCACTTTTATTGAGTATTAAGGGGGTGACAGATTGCTATCCGTTTCAAGTACGCATAAGCAGAAAATTATTAACGAGCTGATTTCAAACAAGCTCGAAATTTTTTCATCTGACAGCAAGTTTGATGTCATCACCGAAACCAACATTGAAAGCGAAAGTATGAGCCTTAAACAGTCGATTTGTGACGAAAATAAGTTGAAGTTTGGCGGTTGCATTGCCTCTGAGTTCAAGATTGGACTGCTGAACACCATTGACAGAACTTTTGATGTTTCAAAACTTGTCGGTTGTTGGATTTTAGTTAAGCTGACACAAACTTTTCCGTCAGGCTCTCCGATACTGCCGAGCAGTTCATTATATCCAAGCGACACTCTCTATCCGGGCGAAGCCGTGACAACAAAGTCGTGGTGCATTTTTAACGGTATGATTGACAAAGCCGAGGTCAATAAAACGGATCAGAACAAAATCAGCATAACCGCCTATGATGTGATTTCACAGCTTTATGAAACCGACTGTACAAACACTCTGCAAAAGCTCTGGAATAACAATTCTAACAGTACTTCGGTCTATGCACTGTTGGCAATGGTTTCTGAAAAATTTATTAACCTATGCGGTCAACCTGATGCCCGTTTTTTATCCGACCGTTTACTTAACGAGGTTATCAACAAGGTTGAGAATCTGACTGTTAAGAATATGAAAATTTTTAACAAAGTATGGCTTGATGATTCCGAAAAGGTTAATTACGGTCAATTGCTTAATTATACAGCGGAAATGCTCGGTGTGTTTGCTTTTGTTAAACCCGATAACCGAAAAGGCGGTAACATTGTTTTTGTCAACCTTGAAACCGATACAACAAAAGCAGAAAAATATGACTTTTACGAGGCATTCAACGCTGACGAAAAATCAAGCGGTACATACGGGACTGTTGACTTTGCAATCGGAGGTTCTACACGAACCGCAAAAGTGCGCAGCTACAAGTTTTTAGGCGGTAAAACCTATGATATGACAGATAACATTCTTGTATGGCAGGAAAACGATAACGAAGGCGGTGCGTGGATACATAAGTTTGAAAATCTGTTTTCAGGCGATACGGGCAAGCGAATACACCATAAAATTTATAAGCCTATCGAGGCAACCCTTGACGGTAGATTGTGGGTTGAACCTGGCGATATGATACAGATTAAATATTATGTAACCGACGCTGACGGCAACTATGCATATAACGCTGACGGCACTCCACAAACCGCAACCGTGACATCATATGTGCTGTCAAGAGAGCTTACAGGCATACAGGCACTCACAGACAAAATCACAGCGAAAGGAGAATAAAAAAATTGAACAAATACACACGAATGAACTGGGAAAACACTCCCTCAACAGCAACTCCGCTGACTGCCGACAACCTCAACCATATGGACGAGGGGATTGAACGGGCAACAGACGGAGCAATTGCACTTGAATCCGAAATAGCCACAGCAAGAGGCAGTCATGATTCACTCGGAGCAAGGCTTGATACGGCCGACGCAAATCTTGCGAACAAAGCAGATAAAAGTACTACACTAGCAGGGTACGGAATTACGGACGCATATACGAAGGAAAAAACAGACCAAAAACTTGCCCAAAAGCTCAATTCAATGCCGTTCGACAGCGAACCAAAGAATAACAGCCCGTGTTATCTCACAAGCGGTGCGGTTTACAGCGCTCTACTTGTTAAAGCCGATAAAACCGCCTTGGCAACTAAATACGATTCGTCAAATATTGAAAGTGGTACATCAACACTCACACCGTATTCAACCGTCACCGATAAAATCAAAAGTGCAAACTGTACATATAAGACGATTGGTGACATCGTAATCGTCAGTGCAACGGTCAAAATGAACGCAGTATCTCTTGGCGGCAATAGCATGTGTCCGCTGATTGATTTGCCGTACAAATGTATTTCCGAGGACAATGTTTTTTGTGTCGGTATTTCAA